GCTTCGACGCAGTACATGCTGGTGTTGGTGGTCGCGGTCGAGGTGCCGACGCCGGTCAAAACCGATCCGCCCGGAGCCGGAGCAAAAACCACTTTCGGCGAAAGTGGAGAGTTGATGCCGTTGACCCACACCCCACCGAGACAATCCGAAATCACGGAATTGCCGATGTCGATGTAGGGCAGCACGCTCGACTGACTGCGGGTGCAACTACCGGACGGATATCCAATCGGATTCTGGAAATAGAAATACGACGGAGGCCCGTACCAGACGATGGCGCCGTTGACGTGCGTCGAAACCCGAGAGGTGGGCTGGCCGCGCGTCACGGTGACGGTTGCCGGAGTGGTAGTGACCGCGTTCACGAAGTCCGCTTCGCCGTCGATATAAAGCATCGTGTTTCCGGCGGTGATGCCGGAAGTGGAAGCGAGCTTGAACGTGTTGAGCTGCGAGTTGGTCGAAGTGACGGCCGCCGCGAGCGTGGTCGAGGGAACGATGGTTTGACCGAAAGCGGATGCACAGAGCATCAGCCCCACGGCCAGCAACGAAACTGCGATGGAATTGAAGAGGTTTTTCATAGGTTTGTCTCCCTGAAATACTAAGTCAAAAAGGGACTTACTAAGTCGGGGAATTCTCCTTTTCCTAGGCTCCCAGCAACCCGACGCAAGCGTTGTCCTGGTAGAGATTGCCGAAGCCGCCGACGGTGTCGAAGCGGTTGATCTGCAACGAATGGTAAGCGTCCCAAGCCTTGACGAAGCGCACCGGGATTCCGGTGGCCTTGTCTTCGGCCTGCGAACGGGCTTCGACCGCTTTCGGCAGATAGAAGCGCATCCCGACGATGGCGAAGGCCATGGGGGTGATGGCGATTCCAACCGTGCCGGTCGCGCCGTTCGGGTTTGGAGTGCCCGGCCAGAGCGTGAGCGCCGCGCCGTTCACGGGCAGGTTGTCCACGTTCTGATACTGCGAGTGTCCGTCGGGGCTGTTCGCATCCGGCCCGTAGATCGCGGGCAGCATAGTGATCATGTCGGCTCCGCCGGTCAGCGTGAAATCCTGCGTCACGGTGAAGATCTGCGGAGTAAGCGGGCCGGGAGGACGCCGCGAACGTGGGTTGACGAAGTTCACATTGGCAATCGAGAACTTGTCGCCCTGTTTGAGAGTGTCGCCATTGGTGCCGGTGATGATCAGCGAGGTTCCGCTCTGTCCAGCGCCGGTGACGGTGACCGCAGCCGCCCAGGTTCCGGCGGTGTGCGAGTACAGGTTCTGCTCTTCGAAGACATCGAACGTCTTCAGTTTTCCCATCGAACCCTCTTTAAAGGCTTCGGTGATGGCGTCCGCCGGCTGGAAGAGCGAAGTGACGGGGGTGTTGATCGAATTCGTCTGCATCGACGAAGAGATCAACGCGGCGCGTTTCTTCGAGAGATACGATCCCGCTTTTTGCAGCAAGCGGGCGCGGGCTTGGTCGAGAAACACGATGCTGGTCGGATCGGTGCCAAGCGCGCCGACGATCTGCGAGCAGTTGTTTTTGGCAAACAGAGCCGCGCGCGAGTCCCATTCGTTCGCGAGCTGCACCCCGGCCGGGGCCAGGTACTGTTCGCGGATTTCTTCCTCCGACCGTTCGGCCTTGACCGCGGCTTCGTAATCGTCCCACTGGAAATCGATGCCAAAGGGCTCGTCCAGGGAGATCGTCGTCGAAATGCGGTTGATGCCTTGCGGGTTGTATCCGAGTCCGTTCCGGATGGTGAACTGTTGCGGGAACTTGACCTGGATCGTGGTGCCGACGGCCCACGCCTTCTCATAGTCCTTTTCCCAATCGGTGTTGAAGTATTCGGCAATCTTCAAAGCGTTCTTGAGATTGCGCAACACCTCCATGGAGATCCACGAGGTGTTTAGAAATAAGTTGGCCACGGGTTAATTCCTCGTCATTTTTTCTTCAGGCGGGCGAGATCCTTGGCGTTTTGCGTGCGCTGGTAGGTCTCGAAGTCGCCGTCTTCTAGGGCTTGCTCGACCGCATCCTTGGCCACGGTTCCAGTGCCTGAAACCTGGTGGGGCGGGCGAGATGCCTGGGTGATGGGTTTCACAGAAGAAGAAGACTGGCCGGCAGCAGGGCCGCGTTCGTTTTTTGCGGCGGGAAGCTGGCCTTCGATTTTCGCGAGTTCGCGCAACTGGCGGATCGGGTTGAGTAGGTAATTTCCTCGGGCGTCGCGGGCAAAGATGTGCTTCGCCTGGTCGAAATGCTTGGCGATGTAATAGAGCACGTCATGACCACGGTCGCTGTCGAGGAAAAAACCGTCGATCGGCGAACCTTTGGTGTAGAAAAGCGCGTCCTGGCCGAATTCGTTTTTCTCGGCAAGGACGGCGGACATGGCGTCGTCGTAATCGGCGTATGCCTCGCGCGCTTTTGTAACCCGTTCGTTGACCGTTTTCTCAATGATTTGTTCCGCCTGCGTCTGCTGCTGTTCCCGCTGCGTTTTCGCCGACGTTTCCTGAAATTCCCGAATGGCTTCTTGCCGGTTCCATGTGTCTTTCGCCTCTTCAAACTCGGCGTAAGACTTAAACTTCGGCTGATTGGTTTTCGGGTCTAGGTCGTCGATTTTCGGTTTGGGAACGACTTTCGGCTTCGTCTCGGTAACAGGTTGCGATGCCTGCTGGGTTTCACGCTGGGGTTGGCCGGTTTCGAGTTTCTGGAGACGGTCGCGCAGTTCGCGGTTCTCGCGAGTGATCTTTTGCCAGCGGCTTTCGCTGGTCGCTGCGGTTTTCTTCTGTGGTGGGGCGGCTGCCGAGGCCGCGGCGGTATCGGCGTCACCGGGAGTCGCCGAATCTCCCTCTTTCCCTGACGGAACTTTTTCTGGGGGCGTAACCGAATCGCCCTCTTTCACGGTCGAGCGTTGCTTTTCCTTGTCCACCCGCTCCTGACGATGCTCCTCGCGCACGGCGCGGGGATCATGCTCGGCTTCGGACGGCATCTCCCCGGTCAGACGGTACTTCTCGTCGGTGGGGAGGAAATTCGAACTGCGGTCTTCGGAACTATTGAAATCGGCAACTGCCGGGGCTGCCTCGGTGACGGCGGATTTGCTCATGGAATTGTCCTTGGGGTGTTGGGTGCGCTTTACGCCGCGCTAGCGGAAGAACTAAACTTCAGCGATGAAACTCACCGTGGGCCGGTTACGAAACGCTCTCGCTTGCGTCCGTCTGGTGGAGGAAGCAACCGACCGATGGGAAATCGAATTCATGTCCGAATAAAGTTTCCGGCTCACTGCCCCGGCTGGGCCTGCGCCTGTTGCCCGGCGGGTTGACTCTGCGCCGTCTGCGCCTGCAAAGTAGCATTTTGCTGCGCCAGCTCTTGCGCGTGCTGCTGATCTTGCGCCTGCATTCCGGCTTCATGCGCGGCGCCGTGATTTTCCAGCCAAAATTCCTTGTACATTTGCTGGCGCTCGGAATCGGCTTGGGCCTTGGTGCCGATTTCCGCGAGCAGGACTTTGATGTCGTTGGCCAGTTGCGCCCGCTGGTTGTCGCCGTCTTCCTTCATCTGCTGGATCAGGAGTTTCGTCTGCTGTTCCAAAATCTTGCCTGCGTGCTCCATGTGCAGCGCGGCGGCTTCCTGCTGGGCTTGCTGTAGTTGCTGTTGCAGCGCCTGAATCGCGGCCTGCGCTTGCGGCGGCAGATCGTTTGGATCGACCGGCGGCGGATCGAAAACGTCGGCGATCTGCTTGCCAATCGGGCCGAGCGTGGGACGCATCCGGATCGCCAAGGCCAGCACTTTTGCGGCGGGCGTTCCCGGTTGAGGCAGGTTCTGGATATTTTCCGTGAGCGAATCGACAAATTCGTCCTGCTCTTCGCGCTCGCTCTGATAGCTCGGCCCGGTCGAAATGGTCACATCGAATTCGCCTTTGCCGGTATGAAGATGGCCCTGGTCGAGTCCCTGCACTTCGTAGGTTCCATCTTCATTCAGCGGATGCGAAGTATTGCCCACGAGCTGCATCGTGGAACGCTTGCCGTCGGGCTGCGACACCGGCATGTCGCGCTGAGTATCGAGCACCGGCGTGATCAGCTCGTTAATCTGCCAGCCCATGTTGTGCAAGAAACCGTTTTCGTAGCGGTCCACGAAGTGGAAGCTGCCGAGCGATTCCATGTCGTCGATTTTTTCGAGGGCGACGCCGGATTTCTGGTTTCTCCGTTGCGCCGCGTCGGGTAGAGGCGTGATCCCCATCCCCGCCTGAATCGCTCGCGTGGCCGCGTCCTTCGCGATCTCCCAAACCTGGAAATTCGGTGTCCATTGCGGGCGTTGCGGAGGCGGCGGTTGCGCCGCTCCAGCGGGAAGATCGGTCAAAATATCGTATTGCGCGTAGGCGTGGGGAACTTTGGTGATCTCATCCCAGGTTTCTTTGTCGCTCTCGAATTGGCCTTTCGCGCCGACGAACGGGGCTTTCGGAATCTGCCCAGCTTCCTCACATTCGCCAGACGCCAAGTAATCGAGCAACATTTGCGGATCGCGGGCAAAACGCACCATCGACAGAAGTTGGCGCTTGGCGATTCCACCTTCCGTTGTCCAGCGTTCCGGGCCGAGACAGGAAATGATCGGGATGCGCGAGCCGTCCCATGGAACTTCGTCGAGGATCTCCAAACCGTTCGTCATGTACTGGAATACTTCCGGCTCTTCGACTTTGCGGTCGCGTTTGACCTGGCCGGTGAGCCCTTGCTCTTTAGCCGCTTTCCACTCGTCTTCGTCGAAAATCACCGGACCTTTTTCGGTCTCGATCAGGAGCAGAGTCTTCCACTTCGACTGGATTTTCCAATACTCGCCGACCTGGACGTACTTGTCCTTGATCCAGTCGGTGATGGTCGAGTCGTTCAAGTCCTGGTCGCCGAAGTCGGTAATGCGGGCTTTCGGATATTTGCGCTTGAAGTCTTTTTTCGGCGTCAGTTCGAGGAAGAATGCGTCCCGGATGTCCGAGGCGTTCGGCTGCTTGTAGTAAGGCGAGAGCAGCACCGTGTCCGGGTTCATGACCGGCTTGATCAGGATTTCCATGTCGAACGAGGACTCGTCCTTGTACTCCGTTCTTATGACCGCAAAACCATAGCTGCGCTCGGTCATCGACTGAAAAGCTCCGAGATAGATCGGCTGGGCCTGGGAGCGCTCTTCGATGCCCATGATCACGGCGGACCGGCGTTCCGCGTCCTGATCGTTCGCGCCCTTGCCTTTCGGGATGGCGGTGATGCCGCGCTTCGATTTCCGCACGTTGCCGTTGACTTGCGCGAGAAACTGATTCAACTGGTCGAGGTGGATACAGGGCCGTCCCGAGCCTTTGCGGGCGTCGCG